TGATGCAGCGACCAATAGAACTAATCTCGGATTAGGAACGGCTGCAACTTTAAATACAGGCTCAGGTTCTGGGGATGTCCCTCTTAACTCTGATTTAGGAACTGCTGCAGCATTAGATGTTGGAACAAGTGCTAATAACATTGTTCAACTTAATGGCTCAGGTGCTTTACCTGCTGTTGATGGTAGCAATCTTACGAATGTTGGTGGTGGTAAAGTATTGCAAATGTGGGAAACATCACAGACAGCAGCTTTAACTACAACTTCGACTGGTTATACAAGTACTGGTTTTAGTATTACTCTTACCCCAAACAGTTCAACTTCAAAACTTGTTGGGTTTTACAACACGAATGGTGGTATTAATACAGCAAATCAACGAATGAGTCTTGAATGGCGTAGAGATGGTACTTATTTTGCTGAAGGTACTATTTCTTCTGAAATTACCGGTGCAAACTCTACTGAACAAACAATAGTAATTAATTGGGCTAAACCCACTAACAGTACTTCATCTACAACTTTTGAACTTTTTTGGGCTACTCAAAGTGGCACTTCGTATTTAAACAGAAATTCTTATGGAAAACTTATTATTTTAGAGGTGGAGGCATAATATGGCTATAGAAAGAATTGACGCAATTTTGGCACTAAACCCAGAAGCAAAAGTTACTATTTTTGACAATGATGTAAATCAAATTCAATGGCACGATGGTACTCCAGAAATTTCTGCTGAAGATATAAACGCTAAATTAGCAGAATTAGAAACAGAAGCAATAAATGCTGAAGTGGCTAAAGCAACTGCTAAAGCATCTGGCAATCAAAAGCTACTAGACCTAGGGCTAACTCAAGAAGAAGCAACAGCATTAACAGGATATATACCACCAGTTGAGGAGTAAGAAATGAGTAAAGCAAGAAATTTAGCAGACTTACTTGATGCCAACGGTGATGTTAAAGCGGATGGCTTAGATAATGTTCCACCATTTGAAAACATTGTAGATACTGGTACGGAAGGTACTAAGATCGCAGCAGGTACGACTGCACAGCGAGGCAACACTGCGGGTCAATTGCGTTTTAACTCTACCACTGGTCTTGCCGAGTATTACACTGGTTCTGCTTTTAAGTCTATTGACGCACCACCAACAATTTCAAGCGTGGGAAATGGAAATATTAGTGAAGAAGATATTGCAAGTGGATACACGCTATCTATAACTGGTTCTGGATTTAACGCAGGCGCAACAGTTAAATTTATTGGAGCAGATAATACTGAATATACTTCAGCATCGGTTACGGTAAATTCAGACACTTCAATAAGTGCTACTGTTCCAAGTGGTGTTTCAAATGCTAATGAACCTTATAGCGTAAAAGTTACAAACATATCTGGCTTATCTAACACTTTAACAGACGCGTTTAATGTAAACGCTTCGCCCGCTTGGACAACTGCAACAGGTAATCTTTCTGATAATGCAGACGATGCGTCATTAAGTATAACTGTTTCGGCTAGTGACCCAGAAGGGGCTGCCATTACTTATGCGGTAGAATCTGGAAGTAGTTTACCAACTGGATTATCTTTAAACTCATCTACTGGTGTGATTAGTGGCACAGCACCAGATGTAACAGCGGCAACAACTTCTTCATTTAACTTAGAAGCAAGTGACGGTTCAAACACTGTATCTAGGTCATTTAATATTATTACTAGACCTACATTAAATACAAAAAGTGGTTATCCGCTTTCAGGTTCTAATTACCAAGTTTTTACAGGTAACTGGAGCAATTCAAATGTTCAATATGTGACAGATTTAAGTCACGCAGCAACAACATTTACTGTTCCTGCAAACGTATATGCTATTCGTGTGGTTTGTATTGGAAGTGGCGCAACATTTAGAAACGGTTATTCAGGTGGCTCTGGCGGAGTTAGCGATGTTATTTTAAGAGTTGAACCAAATTGGAAATTTAAAGCAATAGCAGCAACTATGAATTACTTTAGCGGTGCTGATAATGGCAACAATGGCGCAAATGGACTTGGCGGCGGATGCGCTCAAGATAGTAATGATAATGGTGTCGGCGGTGCAGGTTCAGGATTCTTTTACGCAGGCACAGGTACTACTCCTGTATCCAGTGCAAATACAATGTTTGCAAATGGTGTTGTGATTGCAGGTGGCGGTGGATGTGCAGGAGGAAGTATAAGTGGAGGTCATGGTAACGGAGGCGGCACTGGTTCGTTTTCATTAAATGGTCAAACTGTGTATGGCGTAAGTGGCGGCAATGGTTCTGGTGCGTCAAATTCAAACGGCGGAATTTACACTGGACAAGGCGGTCACATGATAAGTAGCAATGGAAGTATTGCGGTAACTGGCCCAACAATAGGCAACGCTGCGGGTTACGCAAATGAAGGTTACAGTGGCAGTTATGTAGCAGGAGCAGGCGGCGCAGCAGGCGGCGGAGGCGCAGGTGGTGGTGATAACTCAAGAAGATCACCAGAAGCAAACGGCGGCTCTGGAGGCCGAGGTTCGTCTAATTATGACGGTACATTAAATACAGCAGGCGCAGGGCTTGGAGGTGTTTATTCAGCAGGCGTATCTATGGGCGGCAATGGTTTTATTTTTAATGGAATTAGCCTAGGTGGAGGTGGTGCAGGCGGTCATGGTGCATCACAAGGCGGCGGCGGTTGGTCTGGCGGCGGTTCTGGATACTACAGTATGGGCGGCGGTGGCGGCTCAGGTATTATTTGCGGTGATTTATTAGATTCTGCGTATTTTAATACTCTCGCTAATGTTGATTTAGGTAATGGTTTAACAGGTAATGGCGGTACTTTAAGTGCAATTACTGGTGCTGCTACTAATTTGGGCACAAGGTATAACAATAGAACCTCAGGGGGCACTGGCCCACATGGTGCAGTAATAGTCATTTGGTGACAAATAAACCATTAATACATATAGGAAGGACTATGGAACCTAAAGAATCCTGGCACCTCTCCAAGACCGTTAATATCTCCCATATCATTACAACAACCGTACTAGTAATAGGTATGGTGACGTATATCAGCGGTATTGAGCGAGAGGTCGCCTTACAAAACGTCAGAATCGAAGCAAACACTAAACAGATCGAAGCAAACTATGCAGACAACAAAGCTATGTTTCATAGGATCGATCAGAAGCTAGATAAGCTCTTCGATATTTTATACAAACCAAAGTGATACCAATAATCGTTATACCTGATTGTTGGTTATTACCTCTAGTTACACCCTTTATATGTGCATAGGAGGTGATCCTAAATGATCCAAATACTCTCAGCAGTCGGGAGTATTGCAGCCGAGTGGTTCAAAAGTAAAAGAGTAGAAACACAGGCTAAACACGAATCAAAAATGAAGCAGATCCAATCGGACGCTTATTGGGAAATAGAACAAGCTAAGAACGCTAATAATTCATGGAAGGACGAATGGTTTACCATAGTCCTATCCATACCAATGGTTGGCGCATTTATACCAGCGCTTGTTCCTTATATAACCCAGGGATTCGATGTTTTATCTGCAATGCCCGAATACTACAAAGGATTCCTAGCTGCAGCTATAGCAGCCTCATTCGGAATCAAAGGCCTAGCCCAGTGGAAGAAATGATGGCTAGGAATTATAAAAAGGAATACGAGACATACCATAAGAAACCCAATCAAAAGAAAAGACGTGCTGCAAGAAATGCTGCAAGAGCATTAATGATCCGTAAAGGTCGAGCACGTAAGGGTGACGGTATGGACGTAGATCACAAAGATCGTAATCCTAAAAACAACTCAGTGAAGAATCTACGTATTCAATCTAAAAAGAAGAATAGAGGGAGGAACAAGTGACAGCACCTAATAAGCTTTTAGAAGAGCTGCACAACGCTGTAGCAGAAGACCTTCTATATAAAATTCAAAATGGGGATGCAACTGCAGCTGAATTAAGTGCTGCTATTAAATTCCTAAAAGATAATGGGATAGAAGCCTTACCAATGGAGGGATCACCTCTAGGTAACTTAGTAGACCATTTGCCATTCGATGTTGAATCATTGGAGAGACACTGATGGCATGTTGGAAAGGTTTTAAACAAATAGGTATGAAAAAGAAGAATGGACGTAACGTACCAAACTGCGTACCTAAGAAAAAGAACACTAAGAATTACCAAAAGGTTCAGTTCTAAACTTACAGGAGGACTATGCCGAACAAAGTCCCAGAAGAACTAAAAGACTTTCGTAACTTCTTATTCCTAATTTGGAAACATCTCAACCTACCTAATCCCACGCCAGTCCAATACGACATAGCCGATTATCTGCAAAACTCACCGAAGCGTTGCGTAATCGAAGCATTCCGTGGTGTAGGTAAATCCTATGTAACCTCAGCTTATGTATGCTGGGAGTTACTTATGGATCCTGAGAAAAAGATTTTGGTAGTCTCAGCATCTAAAGTTAGATCTGATGACTTCTCTACATTTACGCAAAGACTTATCCAGGATGTTCCATTCCTGGCACATTTGAAATCTCGAGAAGGCCAAAGGCAATCCAAGGTAGCCTTTGATGTAGCTCCAGCTCAGGCCTCTCATTCTCCTTCAGTAAAATCTGTGGGAATCACAGGTCAGCTAGCAGGATCTCGTGCTGACGTTATCGTAGCCGATGATATCGAGGTACCTAACAACTCAGCCACTCAGGTTATGCGAGAGAAGCTAGCTGAATCCATCAAGGAATTTGATGCGATCTTAAAGCCAGAAGGCAAGATCATTTACCTTGGAACACCTCAGACAGAAATGTCTATTTATGAGCAATTACCAGATCGTGGTTATGAGGTCAGAATATGGCCTGCAAGATACCCCTCAGAAGTCCAGAGAAATCGCATGACGGGGAGATTAGCTCCCATCATAGGGGATGCCTTAGATAGACAAGAAAAAGACCAAGGAGCGCCCACTGATCCCGATAGATTTGATGATGAAGATCTAATGGAACGTGAGCTATCTTATGGTCGCTCAGGATTCGCTTTACAGTTCATGTTGGATACATCTTTATCTGATGCAGATAGATATCCATTAAAGCTGCATGATCTTATTGTATTAAGTACAAATGTAGATAAAGCACCTGAAAATTTAGTCTGGGGACGTATGAGTCACTTAGAACAAAAAGAACTACCTAATGTAGGTCTTGTAGGTGACAAGTTCTACCAGCCACAAGAAGTCTTAGGAGACTGGTTGGAATATTCAGGTTCCGTTATGTCTATCGACCCCTCAGGTCGTGGTGCTGACGAAACATCCTATGCCATTGTCAAAATGCTCAATGGTTTTCTATACGTTGTAGATGCTGGAGGTATCCAGGGTGGATATGCCCCTGAGACGCTCCAGAAGCTCGCAGATTTGGCGAAAAGACATAAGGTTAACCAAGTACTCATTGAAAGTAATTTCGGCGACGGAATGTTCAAAGAATTGGTCTCACCATATTTTGTTAAGACATACCCTGTGACTATAGAAGAGGTAAGACATTCAATTCAGAAAGAGAAGCGAATGATTGACACCTTAGAACCTGTAATGAACCAACACAGGCTCATTATTGATCCTAATGTGATCGAAAATGACTACAAGACAGCTCAGGTATACCCAGCTGAAAAAGCTACTCAATACATGCTGTTTTATCAAATGACACGCCTTACACGAGATAAGGGTGCTCTAAGACACGACGATAGACTCGATGCTTTATCTATGGCTGTTGCCTACTGGGTTGAACAGATGGCAGCACAGGCTGATGAAGAGATGAAAGACAGACGAGCCCAGTTACTCGAGGATGAGCTACAGAAGTTCATGGATAACGCTTTGTTCCCAGGACAAGGTAAGACTCGAAGTGCTTATAAAGGCTGGATAAATTAATTGTGGACGATATCGGAAAGGGGGAGGAAAAGCCCCCCCCGGTTCACATAGTATTAATAGTACTTAAGACTTCTTAAGAGGTTCTTAAGATTACCTAAGTAAGGAGATATATGGCATTACCAGTAATAGCTGCTATAGGAAGAGTAGCAAAAGCAGGATATGACGCTTACAAGATGAGTAAGAAAGTAAGGAAAGTTAAGAAGCTAATGAAGAAAGGAGATGCTTCTGCTTATTCAGCTAAGAATAGAGATGCAAGACATAAATTATTAAGTAAGAAGAAGTATCAGAATAAAGTAACTAAAGCTGAGGGTAAAAGACTTGGTCTTAACTCAGCAGGTAAGAAGAAGAAGTATCAGACTGAAGGTGAAAGACTTGGTCTTAACTCTGCAGGTAAGAGAAAGAAGTCACTACCAAAGATGACTAAACAAAGAGATCCTAAGAAAGCTAGTGCTGCTAATGCAGTTAAGAACTCAGCAGAGGGTGCAGCAAGTACATACACAGGTCAGAAGCTGGCAGAGACTAAATTCAAGAAGCAAATGAGAGACTTCAAAGAGTGGTCTAAGACTGCCATTACTAACGCTAAGAAAGAGAAGAAGTAATGGCTAGAGTATTGAATTCAAGTAATAGTAGTTATTCAGGTGTTACTCATAGCGAATGGCAGCAAGCTATGAAGCGTGCAAAGGAGATGCGTGAGAAGAAGATCAAGTCACAGAAGCTCCCTAAGATAAAAAAGAAAACTAAGGGAGTTAAGAATGGGTATAAAAATCGATAAATCCAAAATGAAGTGTAACAGTCCTCGACGTCAGATCTCAGGTGGTAAGAAGAGTGTCGTTAAGGCTTGCTCTGGTGGTAAAGAGAAGATCATTCGTTTTGGTGATGCCAATATGAAGATCAAGAAAAACATTCCTTCTAGACGTAAAAACTTCAGGGCTAGACATAACTGTTCCTCAGCTAGTAATAAACTCTCAGCACGCTATTGGTCGTGTAAGGCCTGGTAGTTATGCAAGATCATCTCACTAAGGGAGCCTTCGGGCTCCTTTTTGCTTTTATAACGTTCTTAGGCTCAATGCTTTACACAGCTAATAACGACATAGTGAAGCTTAATCAAGCTATGCGTCTATTGGTTGATGATCATATGCAGATCATTCCTTCTCCTGAAAATGCATTAGAGAGGGGGAGGCTAGAGAGTCGTATCAAAGTCAATGTAGTAGTACTTCAGAAGCTAGAGGATCGCACTAGGGATCTTCAGGATGAGATACGAAAGCTCGAGACTAAATTGGAAATTCTTAAGTATGGTAAATAAATTAAAACTGATGGTGACTAAAGTGCTCTCTAGGGTTTCTAGGGGTAAAAAGGATATCGTAGAGAAACCACTGCCTCCTGTAACAAAGATGTAGTCGGATTATTTTACAGAAAAATGTGAAAGCCTTTTTCCCTGACCCGAGAGGGCGACTTCCCCCCTTGCCCCTGCGACGCCGCATCAATCCTGGTGTTTCGCGTCCAGAAAAGGCACGGGGGCACCCGCGGCGAAGTGAGTTGACTATCATAACGCCACAATCTACGCCACAATAGGCTTCAAACCCTACTGTATGTTGACATCCCAACGGACTCTATATCCCATGCGTTATGATGCGTGCATCCTTATAAGGTGAGCCGCGAAAAAAACTCGCGTCTCTTTCTTCTCTATCTATTTTTTTCTTACGCCACTCCAACACCTAGACACACCTCAGCTTCCCTGGTGTATCCCTAATCAATAACCGCTAGCCTTCACATAGCCACGCTGCCTTACTTAACCAAGATAAGACCCTGTGAAGTATTTAGTTTCACTGGCAGCTCTCCTTAGCTGTTCCACTATCATTGTCTCATCTCTTGCGATCTCTAAGCTTCTCAACTCACTCGCCTATGTAATCGATGAGCAGCATCCATGACAACCTCCGATATCCGTATCGCACCAAGATCTTCTTGCGGTATCTCATGACATCACAACCCAACGAGTTAAGTTCATCCAGTAATCACAGTAAGACACTGCAAGTACTCCTAGTGTTTCTTAACGTTGCCTGCACTCATCATTAACAGGTATTGATCTAGTCTGTGATCTTTATCCATCTATGTTTCTCGTTTCTATTTCTATCAGCGCCATTGCCAATTCAGTGCAGCCCAGCCCCAGGATAAATACAACCCGCTGAAGGGGTCGGACGATGTCCTTGTATTGATCCTGGTTCTGGTCTCGAGAAGCCCTGTTGGCAATAACGCCGATATAAATAGGAGAAACATGATGGCAAACATCACACTAGATCTAACACCCGTTAACAACGAGTTCATTCAACGAGTAACACTGGAGAACGCAGTCTCTAACTGCGATTACTGGATTAAGCTCAATGTCAATGCAGCTCACACTGCAAATGAGAATATCCGCAAGAAGATCGGTGACGATCCAACGGATATCGAAGGTCGTCCTGTCGACGATGCCGCTCATCACGATGATTACATAGTCGAGCAACTCGATAAGCAAGACATCGCAGAAGAGCGAGTCAAAGAGTGGAAGCAAGCTAAGAAGACCTACCTAGATCAACTAAAGAAATACTTCCCAGAATCTAACTTGGTTGCTAAGCAAAGTAAGGCAAGACCTGACTATGCGAAGCGACTAGCTGCAGCACTAGCTAAGTAACACCAGGGGGAGCTTCGGCTCCCTCTCTTTTTGCTTCAGAAAAAAATGTTAATGCACGCACTGGCAAAGCCAGTAGTCAACTCACTTCGCCCTCTCACTATCATGGTGTGGAGGCGAGGCAATTTAATTTATAGGAGAAATAATCATGGATGATTTTGAACCAGAATTTTTAATTTTTACAGACCGTACCCCGTCTTACGACGAAGTGCGTGAATTCATCGGCGGCTATATAGAAGCTGTCCAAATGCCTAACGGCGCTGTCCTTTTATGTGACGAAGATGGCCGTATGCGTAGGCTGCCATACAACGACAAAGCTTCAATGTATTGGTATGACCAACGCAAAGCTAATGGCGAAGACTGGATTGATCCCAACTGCATCGTAGTCGGTAACGCTGTCGTTATCGAAGCTGCCGTGCGCGGTGACGATTGGTAATCAATCTATTTTTTTAATGTTAAGGAGAAATAACATGAACAACGCAACAGAAGTCATTCGTAATGACATCATCAAAGAACGCACCACTATCATTGAGGACGCGGAGCCAGTTCCACCTACTGCTGTCGATAACCTTCGTACTGCAATAGCAACATACCTAGCTCGCTATCATCAGTACTTCGAAAACGAGCGTTTCTACAATGAAGAACTCGACGAAGAAGTATCTGGTCTCGATGTTATTAACACCGTGACTGAACACACTATGGACTTCATCGAAGATAACTTCTCTCGTGCACGCAAACGCTATGTGTATGACGTTACCTATACACACCGTATAGAAGTAGATGCAGAAGATCTTGACGACGCTGAGTACCGTGTTGGTGAAGAACTAGATGACCACATCAATTCCATAAGCTCTGTCGACTTTGACTTCGATCTAAACACTCACCTAACAACACTTGAGCAAGGACTATCAAGTAACTCGGAGATCAAGTAATGGACTTATACACAATTGACGAATACGTATACAGAGGCGAGTGGGACACAGTTCAATTTGTTACTGACGCACCTTGGGACGTCGTAATGAACTGCTGCGTTGCACTCGATTTACCTAACCGCACATCTTGTGACGATCTCGATTATGCACTAACCAACCTCGGTTACACATTCGAAAAACAATCACCTGAATGGGGTCACATCATTGGTCGTTCAGAAGTTTCTGACCACGAAGACTTTCTACGTGACAACCGACCTGACATCTATGAGCTCATTGAGAACGATAACTATAACGGAGAAACGTAATGATTAAGCTCTACTACTTTCTAACAGGTCTATACGCCGCCGCTTTGCTTGGCGTTTTATTAACTTTATACGAGGCATATACATTATGAAAATAACAGTTGTACGCAAAATTACTACTGTCAAGACATACAGCAAAGTCGTTGACTACAACCCAGTTGAACGCAACGCCTACTATCTTGACGAAGATCTACCACGCACAAGCCAAGCCATCGTCGATGACACCACAGAGTTCTTTGACGATACCGGCAAAGCTGTCGACTTAATACGATTAGAGGAGATATACCATGACGAGCTCTAGAACTGACGATCCTAACTATCACGATCCTGATCACGTCGACGGCAAACCATTACTAGCTACGTGCTTTCCACGTTACTGCGATCACTGCGGTACTGGCATGCACGACGGCTGGATGCACTTCGAGGGTAACGGCAACTGGTGTTCCGAAGAATGCATTGTTGCATCAAAAGTTCTCCCTTTTGTCAAAACCGTACGCGAACTTCAAGTCTATTGGGCAACTCTAGACTGGGAGGTAATGGATGATCCAACAATTTTTTGGACTGAGTGGTACAGCGAGCCACACAGCGACTATCACTGCGACTGTAACTAGGAGGTCATATGTCACTACTTAACTATATCGAGTTCTGGGATCCAGACTCAGACGTCAATGTCTGCACTATGACTAACGCTGACGACCGATGCGTCAAAAAATGTGTCGAGCTAGCTATGTCATATCTACCAGACGTGTTTACAGACACACAGTTCTATAACGAGCTCAAAGTTCATATCAATAACTTTGGCTATGACATCTGGGACATTGACTTTGAACAATACCAACTACCTACAAGGAGTAAATAATGAAAACAACTTTAGATTTCTTCTTTGATAAAGAAGATACGTGGGACTGTAACTATAACAATCAAGACTTTTTTGAATGCCGACAAGAACGACTTCGTTGGTGTTTGGTTAGTGCCGACTTCCTCGGAGACAATCCTTATTATGGTTGTGTTGACCTCGACACACTTGAGATAAAAAACCAAACATTATTTGACGAACTTGCACTTGTAGACCAACAAACTGTTTACGAAAACGAATGGGATTGGATGGGTGATGACTTCGACCATATGGAAGCATATCTATCTTTCATTATGCAGCATGATCCTTCTTTTTACTATTGGGTTTCTTATGAAAATAACGACGAATATCTACGTATTGTCACTTGGGAAATTCCTAAAAAATACCAAACAGACCCTATGTTACGACAAGCTTACATAGACGGCGTTGAACGTATATCAGGTGACTATTATATGGATTCTGAAAGCTACACTAATTACTAACAAGGAGTAAATAATGCAAATACAACGACTACAACCAAGCAACCTTTTTCATACTGTGGAGGAGGCCGCAAAAATCAACGACTGGATCGAACACTTCAGTAACGGTTTCGATGCCAGCAACAAAGTCTATGCAATGACCATGGCCTATGTTGTTTGGAACTCAGTTTGTAAACACTACAACGAGCAATTAGACACTATCATCAATGCTGCCTATGACGACAGCACGCCTGACGATCCTGACTTGTTCAAACGTCTAACTGACTTGTGTCTCACCGAGCAAGAGCACAACTCTTTATACGATGACCTCATCCACAAATACGGTGACGTCGACAGCTTGTATATGCTCAGTGAAGAAAACAAAAACATGGCTACCTACCTAGCAGATGAGGTTGGCTTAGACATGACTAATATCAACAGCATCTGCCGTGGCGAATTCAAATGGAGGGTAAACAATGCTTAATATGCCGCACGATTACGCAATCGACAACTTCGTACTTACTATCAAGGGGCAGGGTATAGACCAAGCTCTTTACATGACTATCAACTCAGAAGATCTAGCCGACTCAACTTGGCACTGTATCTTCAATGACATCGATCACAAACTTAAGGAGCGTAACAATGACAACTAAAACCGATACACCTACATCTGCAGAAAAACTATTGTTTGACTGGTACTGGAATCGCTTAGA